TGAGATTGCTAGGGTCTAATTCTCTATCTGGATTGCAATGAACCGGCTCTATATGGTGAACCTCTAATTTTTTATTTCTTCCACAAGCCGCACAAACTGGCTGACTACTCAGGTGTTCTTTCCTTACGCTGCTCCACTTTGGTGATCTATATGCGTATCTTAAAAATTTTCTAAAATTAAACATTACTTAATACTCTCATATTTTTTTTATGTCATCTATAAACTTCTCCACAGAAATAATGTTCATCCATTCATATCTGTATATTAGAAAATTATGGTAGTTTAATTCAATATCATTGATACGTATTGTTTTTTGAGATCCCTCTTTGATTATACCACACCCATAATCAGTATCGACAACAAACATAGACAGATCGGTTCTGGTCGATTCATATTCTATAATACTTTCGAGGCTATCAAACAACCCTTAGACACCGCATGTAATGGGTCGCTAGCGTGAGCAACCTCTTTAATTGGCAATGGAAAATTGTTTTCTTGTAGTTTTTGACTAAAGATTTCAATATATCCTTTTGCTTGAGATGTTCCTCCAGCAACCACAATTTTAAGCGGACTTTTGAATTTGGGCAATGATTTATGATTGGTTAATGCAAAAGCTAGTTGTTTAGCCGTATAATCTATAAGTCTTTCATAATAAGCAGATACGGCGGATAACACATGATTATCATTGGGTTCACCGATTTTAAAATCGCCCCCCTCCTTCTCTGCCTGAACAACACTGTCTGGCTCTCCGGTTGCTACGGCGCTCATACGATCAATCCAGTCGCCGCTCTTGGTGGTACTAAAAACCACTGTTGGTTCGCCGTTAAGCATAACACAAACATTTGTCATACCAGCACCACAACTAATAGCAACCCCGGTATAATCATCACCCTCTAATTCTGCATAACATAATGCTTCTGCCTCATTGATTGAGCGAGCATCATAACCACACTCTGCTAATACGGTTTTTACCACATCCTCATGATATCCCACATCAAAATCCTCATCTTCTTGGTCTACTGGTTGAGCAGGAACGCAGAACACTAACTTTTCTCCCGACTCTGATGCTGTTCCGACTACTTCTTTGAGAATAAAAGCGAGGATACGTTTTGCATCTTTTTCTTTTGCTGATACAACACCCCTATACATTGGGCGTTTTGCCGCATCGTTTCTTTCGACAGCTTTTTCTATAGCATCTTTACCAAGAATAATAAATGATCCGTCAGAATCTTTGATAAAAACCTTGCCAGACAAACCTTTCTCGATCATTTTTGTGGCTACTGGTGTGGTTGGTTTGATAATATAAAATGCGTCCCTAAAATCTTTGTATTGTATATTACCGTTAACTTCTTGTGATAATACAATAAAACTTGTGCCTACATCTAAGCCACGACTCATAATATTACCTCTTTAAGTTTTTAAGTTTATTTACGGAGTTGGAGATATTCTCTTCTGTTTGTTTTACATCTCCAAGATTATCGTATTTACGCTCCATTCCATCTGTTTTAATATCTACCACAAACCTTTTGTCATCAATAGATAGGTTGTTAACCACACGTTCTTTTTGGTCTTTTTGTTGTTTGAAAAATGATTGTGGACTATTATATACACCTTTTGAGGTAAAGACCCCTATAAAATAGCCAATAAGACCACAAATAAGATTGAGTATTATTAGTATAGAAATTACTATAGCATCATTTGATAGAGACATTGGATAACCATTGTTCATATTTTTTTCTTTCGTATCCTATTATAGAGGCTTTCTGTTTACCATCAACAATATATCTTGTATCTGGTAAACTCTTAATTTTATATTTATCTCTTAGTTCTTTTTCTTTAGTAATATCAATATAACATACAATTTTACTATCTAATAAAGTGAGAAAATATCCATCGTCTATATCCTGTTTTAAGAGTCCACAAGCAGAACAAGATTTTGCACCAAATATAAGCACTATTGGTTGATCGGTGGATTCTGATAGTGATTCTGCTATGTGTAAATCATTTGCTACTGGAAAATCTGCGAATGATATTGGTATGGTAAGAGTTGATATAAAAATCATCATGTATGTAGTAAATAATAACTTTTTCATAAAATCCCTTTAAGTTTGATTAGTTAATATATGTAATGGTTTATCAAAATAATGAAAATACATAGGATCATATTCTGGATTCCATAGTCCTTCTTTTGATGTGTGTCCCCAAGGATCAAAAAATAACTCATGATTATTTACTGAACAACGGTATTCATTCCAATATTTTTTTATCATATATGCTGGTGAAGAATGATACCATGATATAAAACAAGATCTATTAAAATTTGCACCAATATAAGCATGATAGCTTTTTCTTGATATTTCGAAGATAAACAATCTATTATTTAGTGGTAAAACAGATTTGTATAATGAACTATCTAGATTTTCATAAACACCAGTTCCGCCCCCATCGTTTTCAGTAATATTTTCTGGATGATCGAAATAATATAATAGAGCAACACTTCTACATAATTTATTAGTATTTGGTTGTAGATCCTGACTATCATCTTCGTATACACAATTAGGAGTCGCTATATCTGCATTCGTATTAGCAAATGAACATATTGATAAGTCTCTATGTATAAAACCACTTTTGGATGGGGCTTTATGTAAATGTATAGCCGGTGCGATGTATGGTGATGTAATTATATCAAACGTGTTTTCTACAAAACTTTTAAGAGTTTGAGATGCAAATAAATTAAATCCATTAATACATTCTTGTAATTCTAAACCCTTAATATATGCTTCATAATTACTACTATTTCTAGTTGTTTGATTATATGGTATAGTGTTTTGTATTAGAAATGAAAAATATGGAATAATCTGATTGTATATATTATTTTTAAGTAGATTATCTATAATAATATGTTTATATGGCTTTGTATAACGCTTAACGTCCAGATTATCTGATATATGAGGATGATCTAGCATTTTTTACAGTTTCAATGGTATCGTGATAAAATGTTATGCTTCTTATAGAAGTATCAAAATTAATATTTTCCAATAGACATTTAGAAAAATTTCTTACATGAGAATGAAAATGGTCGGGATATACTCTCTGATTGTTGTGTTTCCAATATATAATATTGTTTTCCTCATAAAATCTATTGGTATAGTCATTGCTTCCATATAATACACATGGCCTAAATATAAGTACGTTTTTTATATTTGTAGAGATAATTAAATTTTCGATCTCTTTTTTATTTTGACCATATGCCCATAGTGGATCATTAATTTCAAAACCACCAAATACTGCTAAAGTAGAAATAAAAATATATCTATGAAAAGATACAGTTTGTATAATGTTTAGGAAATGATTAATATTATAGCAAGAGAAATCTATGATTGTGTCGTAGTGTTTATTTCTTAATAACTGACATTTATTTATATCTTCTCTATCTAGATTAATCCAATTTAAATAAGGAAATAGATTCTTATTTGTTAAACCCCTATTAGCGAGATCTGGATAAATATTATTCTCAATACATAATTCTACAAAATCTCTACCAACCATCTGTGTGCCGCCAAGAACTAGCATATGTTTATCATTTTCCATTAGTGTGTCCTAATACCCTACCTTTCTGAGTTCTTAATACAAAACCCATACGAATAAGATATGGTTCTATACTATTCTCTATCGTTTCTAGTGCTATTCCAGTTACAGATGATATAGACTTTAATCCGAGTGGATTGCCCCTATTCTTCTTTAGTACATCCAAGTATATTCTATCATAGGCATCCAGACCATTTTTATCAATACCTTGAAGATTGAAAATATCGTCTACAGATGAATGTTTACCAGTACATGAAATATAGTTCTGATACCATTGTAATCTAGCATTTAAAATACGAGGAGTTCCTTTACTCCTTTGTGCTATTTCTAATAAATCAGAATCACTTATCATTAGTCCGAGCTTTTGGGCGTTCAATCCTGCTAGTTTGGCTAACTCATCGTAACTATAAAAACTCAAATGTTCCTTGATAGTAAATCGGTCATAGAATGGTTGACTAAGACTACCACCACTAGTTGTTGCTCCTACTAGAGTAAATGCTGCGACTTCTATTTCCTCTGGTTCTTTGTCCATAACTATACTAAACCTGAAATCCTCCATCACAGGATAGAGAAATTCTTCAACCAGTTTGGGTAGTCTATGGATTTCATCTATAAAAAATACTGATCGTTTGGTCATCCTAAACATATAGGGCAAAATTGCTTTTACACTTCTAAGATTAGCAGCGTTTGCCGTATACAGATTGACCTCCATTTCGGAGGCTATAGCACCCGCCAGGGTTGTCTTACCAAGGCCAGGAGGGCCGTCTATTAAAACATGAGGGAGGATGCTGTCGTTTTTTTTACAGCCCGCTGTGCTTATCTGACCAATAATTTCATCAAAACAAACTGGACGTTTTACCAATGTCATCGTATTCTCCAATTAGTCACTTTTATCTTTTACCCAAAACACAAAATCATTTGACTTTTCATCATAAGCCATATCAACAAGACCCTTTTTTACTAGGCCGTTAAGAATATTACTAACCATTCGGCTATTTATTTTTTCCAGAACATCAGTAAATATTTTCTCGTTTAGAGTGTATCTGATTCGCTTCTTGTTTTTGCTGACCTGTATCTTAACAGACTCTTTCACGATAAGCAAACACTCTTGGTGAGATATTATCTTATCAAATTCTGCTTGTTCACTTTGCTTAACAGTATCTATAAGAAAATCTAATTCATCTGATTGATCCCTTGCTCCAAAATTATTAAAGATTATAGCCCTAACTCTGTCTGTGAATTCACCTATATCGTTAATAATAAACCATTCTTCTTCCATTTTCTACTCCTAGTTTAAGATATCAAATAAGCCTTTGTAATATCTGGGCTGTTGTATAAAATGAGAAGCATTGGCTTGTATGTGTTGTTTATATTCGTTATGGATAGGATCATAAATAAAATACTTACTTTTCCATATACCTTCACCATAATAATTGGATCCCAAATACTGGAACTTTTTAGGGTTCGCAGTATTGGGATTCCAACTATTCACAGGAAACTCAACCGACGGAAAACTATTGATATTATTTATGATATCCGTCATCCATTCTGAGAACGGAGAATCATGTCCAACATCAAATGTAAAATACCATTTGTACGGATTAACATTATTATCATAATCATGATCATCATTGTATCCATCATCTTCATCATCTTCATCGTTCATTGTTGTGCTATACGCAAAGTGTTATGTCAGCAATATTTTGTGGATGAACATATCCTTCTGTAGTAATAAATACATCAGAATAAATTGATTGTTTCATTATTATTACTCCTAATATAGAAAATAAAAAGGGAGTTGGGGGATCGAACCCCAAGAGATTCTGATGATCTTAATAAGACAATCTTTGAATCTGCTAGTCCCAGACTACTCCATTAATTAATCAGCCAGGATAAGAGTTGTCGTACTCATCCTCATCATCTTCATAATCTTCGTCGTCCTCGTCATCAAACTGATCCCAGTAATCATCGCGGATATCATAATCCTCGTCATCATCCTCGTACTCGTCCTCGGAAAAATTAGCCGAGTAAAGAGGCTTGAGAAGTTCGCCTTGATACTCTCCAACAACTTCGTATTGGCAAGTGCGAAGTTTCTCACAATTACAATCACTAGGAACACTCACAACATCACGCGGATTAATCTTAACGATCACAATACGATCATGTGCTTCCACAGACCCATAACCAGCAACATAGTTTAATGCTCCAGCATGAAGTCCATTTGAACAACCGCGACCACGATCATCATCAACCTTGGCTCTTTGCATCTTGCAAATCTTGCCAACACTATTATCAAACGTACCACGATACTTATCCATATAATCACTTCTCACAGCCTTGTAGGCAAGGAAATGACCATCCTCAGTAATGGGCAGATGCTCATGCTCAAGGAAATCATAGAGTTCCTTTTGACTCTGCATACTAGGATTCTCCATAAGATTGTTGAGGAAATTAACAAGAGGCTGGAAAGGCAGACCCTTGCTTATAAACTCAAGAATACGCTTGCTGATGCTGCCGTGAACTTCCTCACCCTCATACATCACCTTGCCATTCTTAATCTCAACCATACCATCGCTAAAACTGGATACGGCTTTTTCCACATCCACAATATCCAAGAGTTCATCGGCAGTTGCGGTTGGCAACGCTTCAAGAATCATCTTGTAATTAATATGATCCGGCAAAACCTGATAGGTTCTATTGTTAAGAACCAGAGTCAAATTACCATCAACCCACATAAACGGAACGCTCATTATTTTTCTCCTTGTTTACCTGTGAAATTAACCAAAAACTTTACTAATTTGATCCCTAAACAAATCAACCTTATCTAACGTAACAAACCAACTAGATAATCTTCTCCAACTTTGACGGTTATCAAATTGATTGAGAGGATCAGTATCTCTGAGATTTCTCAAATTACCATCAACCATGTTGGCACACATAATATACTTGAGCAGCGGGTTGCTGTCAAGTGTTGTCTTAATTGTTTTTCTTAGATCGCTAATGGGTGATAGAGTATGCTTTTTGTCTCTATCATTCTTAGTGGAAATAAGTTTCTTATATGTGTCCGAAGTATTCGGATACCAACTCTCTAAAAGACTCTTCATTGAGTTAAAGAGTAAGTTA